CCAAAGAAAAATTCAGAGGGATTTTTTAATGCAATGGGAAAGGATAAAAAAAAATACTATTGCAGAAACGAAAGAGGTCAAATTTATATGTCTGATACAAGGGATTGTAAAGAGGGGTATAGAGCAATAGCAAGTACGGTAGGTAATTAATTAAAAATATTTAATTAATGGCTTACAAGATTTTACCATATTCAAAAGCACAAGCAGATAAGTTGAGAGTTGAAATAAAACCCTCAACTAACCCGCTTAAAAAAATTGATGTTTTTAAAAACGGTAAAAAAGTCGCTTCAATAGGGGCTTTGGGTATGAATGATTACCCTACCTATTTGGAAAAAGAAAAAAAAGGCTATTATCCGAAAGGATATGCAAAGGAAAGAAGAAGATTATATAAGATTCGTCACGAAAAAGACCGTAAAAAAACGGGAACAAATGGTTGGTATGCGGATAAAATATTGTGGTAAATGGCATTAATATACGAAAATAAAGTACCTGCTTCAATCAGGACACCTTTTGTAGAAAAGGTAAAAGAAGTATCGAAAAGAATAGGCGTTGACCCTAATTGGTTAATGGCTATTATGCACTTTGAAACGGCAGGTACATTTAGTCCGTCTATTACAAACTCTTTGGGGTACGTTGGTTTAATTCAGTTTGGTGCAAGTGCAAGAAAAACTTTAGGAACAACTAAAGAGGAATTACAAAAAATGTCGGCAGTTAAGCAGTTAGATTTTGTAGAGAAATATTTTAACCTTTACAAAGGAAAATATAAAACATATATTGACACTTATTTTGCGGTATTTTTCCCACCTGCAATTGGTAAGCCCGATGATTGGATTATTCAGGGAGGTGGTTTAAGTGCAGAAAAAATATACAATGCAAACCCTGCTTTCCGCCAAGTAAAAGATGGAAAATTAAGAGTTTGGGAAGTTAAAAAAACAATGTTAGAGAAACTACCTAAAGAATGGTTAAATGACGGAAGTTTTGGTTTAGCAGTAAAAGCATACAAAAATTATATTGCATTAGGGATATTGTCAATAATAGCAGGAATTTCATTATATTATTATTATGGTAGGAGCAGTTCAAAGTAGTCAAACAGGCGCACAAACTGATGAGCAAAATAAGAAAGATGCAAGTGCTAAAACACATCAGCATTTATCTACAATATTTGTTGTAGTAGGCATTGTGTCTTTTACATTAGGCGCAATAGTTAATTATTACACGATTAAAAGAATAACAGGAGGAAAAGCATAATGAAGATATTTGGACAAGTTTTAGATATTGACGGGTTGCCTATGGGTTTAGCAAATGTCACTATTGTATCAGGAGAATTTGCCAATAAAATGGCAGACGAAGCAGACTTGGACGGAAATTTTGTTATAGAAGATAATTCAATTACACCTGATTCAGAATTTAAAATATCATACGTTGGGTACAAGCCTCAATTTTTTAAGGCTAAAGAACTTCAAGGTAAAAAAATAAAATTATTAGACGATAATATTGTTCTTGACGAAGTTGTTATTAATTCAGGAAAAAAACCTAAAGATAATAGACCCGTTGCAGTAGAGTCAAGTAAAAATAAATTTGTTCAGCATTTACAAGACCATAAAATTATTTATGCAGGAATAGGAATGTTAGCAGGACTATTTTTAATTGTTAGAGCATTTAAAAATAAAAAATAGGAATTATGGCAAAATATATATTTAAAGAAGATTTTGAGGCAATTGGCACAACACCAAGTGACGAAAGCCGTCACGATGTTCGCTCAATAAAATTAAAACACAAATTTAAAAAAGGAGATGTTTTTGAGGGTAAATTAGTGCCTACAAATGCAGGTGTAAATCCCGAAGCAAGAGCATATAATGTTGAAATAATTACTCCGAATAATTTTACAGAAGATAATAAATTAGTTTATTATAATGGGGTATTTCAAGTTCCTGAAATGTTAGTAAGAGAACAAACATTTTTAGAAAAAAATAAAACCAATTTACTAATAGTTGGCTTATTGGTTTTAGGATATTTAGCATATAAAAAATTTAATAAATAGAAATTATGGCAAAGTATAAATTATTAATTGAAGCAAGTCAGTATAGTTATAAAACTGTTCCTGCACCTGAATTAACAGGCGGAGATGGAACTAAAGAAATTAAAGACAAACTTCTTTATACAATACCTAAAGGTACTATTGTGGAGGCAGAGCCATTAAAATTTAATGGTGGAGAAAATGAAGATTTTCCTAATAGTTTTCAAATTTCTTTAAAAAAAGATACTGACAAATATCCTATATTTTTGAGTAACATTAGAGATGTTAAAAACAACTCTTATTTCCAAAAAGAATTAGAATTAGTTCCTGATGATTCTAAAGTTACATTAGATAAAAGTGTGAAAGTTATAAATTCTGAACAACAGGGATTAGGGGCAGATTATCCTGATAATAAAGATGTCGCTCCTCAAACATTTTTAGAAAAAAACAAAACTAATTTACTAATTTTAGGAGGATTGGTAATTGCATATTTAGCATATAAAAAATTTAATAAATAAATTATTATGGAAACAGAAGTAGCAGTAGCACCCGTAGCACCCGCTCCCGTAGCAGTAGCACCCGTAGCACCCGCACCCGTTGCACCGTCAGGTGGTGGCGATGATGTATTTGAAAGTATGGGGTCGCAAAAACCAATGGATTTTAAAAGTTTGCTTGTATTCGGGCTTTTGATTGCATTTTCAATATATGGAATTACATATTACAGAAAAGCAATTGCTAAATTGAACGAAGAGAAAAAACCAAACGATGATTTCCTTAATTTGGTAGATGACGTAGAAGAAGTAAAATACAATGTTAAAAAAGCAATGGGTAAAAAATACTCAACGACTTAATAATTAAGTATATGGCAAAGGATTCAAATAATGGAGCAGTAGTTTTATTGGTTGTGCCTTTAAGTCTTGCTATTTTCTCTTATTCTAAAGGATATAGTTTAGGTAAAGGGGCTTTGGTAACTGTATTAGGAAGTATGGCAATAGGCGTTGTATTAGGCGCAGGTACGGTTGCTTATATGACGTATGATTTAATCAATAAAGATTACACAAAATAAAACCAAGTAAAATAACAACAATTTGGTATGGAAAAAAGCAGAGGATTAGGCGATACTGTTGCAAAAATTACTAAATTTACAGGAATTAAAGCGGTAGTTGAAGCAGTAACAGAAGATTGCGGTTGCGAAGCAAGACAAGATTGGTTAAACGGCAAAGTGCCTTATGACCGAAAAAACGTTCAAAGAGTTTTGAAATTTTTTAAAAAATAAAAGTAAAAACTTTTAAAAATATGAAAATAAACGAAATTAGAACAGAAACAGTAGAAGAATTTCAAAAGAGCCAAGCAATTAGAATTATTGACATTTTTGTTATTGCTCCAATTTGTGTTTATGCAGGATTAAAAGGTAAAACATTACCAAAATTTATACAATTAAGTTTGATTATTATTGGGGTTTCTACTTTTTATTATAATGGAAAAAATTATTTAAAAAACAAAAACAATTAAAAACAGAAATTATGGCAAAAGCGGTAAACGGGTATTTCAAAGCAATGTTGGAAGCCAAAAAGAACAAATCAGCATCATTTACTTACAATGGTAAAACGTATGTAGCATCAAAAACTAAAACAGGATTAACTGTTTATAAAGCAAAATAATTATGAACACAAAAGATATAATATTAGTAGTAGCAGGAGTAGCGGGAGGCTATCTTTTAGCAGGTTATTTGAAAAAATCAAAAGATGGTTCAGTAACAGGAACAACAACTTCGACAGACACAGTTGCTTCAGCACCCTCACAAGCAAAAATTGACGCTTGTAACAAAGAAGCAGACGAATTTATGATGACTATTAGACCATCAGCAGGTGCAGATTTAGGGGCTATTAGAAAAGAAAGATTTGACGCTTGTATGGCAAAAAATGCTTAATTAAATTAATATGAACAGAAGAGATTTAATTTTTGCAGGTGCAGGATTTGTACTTGGATTTATAGTTTGTAAAGCAGTAGGCAAAAAGACTACTGTCGTAAAGGATATGAGTGTTTCTGATACGACAACAGAAACAATAACTCCCGCATCAACAAATGCTCCTGCTGAAGCGGGTACAACTAAAATTGAAGAGCCTGAAGTTGTTGAAACTTTAGATACTCCTCAAGTTGTAATATGTAAAGAAAAATGGCTTAAATTTGCTGAAACGCAAAAATTTAGTTCCCAAGAACAAACGCAAAAGACATACGATAACTTTATGACAAGTTGTGTAGGACAAGGACAAAAATAACACTATGGAGTTTAATGATTTAACATACGGTAATCCAACACACGAACAATTAGGTTTCATTCAAGGGAGTTGTTTGGTAGATGACCTTTTTGATACTTTTAAAGACGCAGTAGTGCCTAATAACGATTCTGAATTAGTTAAGGACGAACTTAACGAAGTTGCAGATAGTTTAGCAGTAATGTCACAACCTGAAAATCAAAATTATCTAAAGAGGTATTTAGCGTATGATAGAAATTTAATTCAAGCAATATCAAGCATATTTAAACAAAAAGATATTGAAGTAGAAGAGTTGGTTACGGAAATTGTAAAAGATATTCAGAACTTAATTTTTAAACTAAAATTTCATATTCAACGACCAAGACCTTTTCAAATAGCGCAATATTATAAATTAAAACTTTTTCCGTATAAAAGTTTTTCTGCTCACACACCCTCTTATCCATCAGGACATACGGTTCAAGCAATTGTAATATTAAATGTATTAGGAAATAAATACCCGACAGAGTATCAATATTGTAAGGAATTGATTGAAGATATATCGTATAGCCGAGTTTATTTAGGACACCATTACCCAAGCGATAACGATGGGGGTAGAGAGTTAGGAAAAGCAATTTTAAAACACCCTGAATTTACAAAGAAATACGGAATTTAATAACCAAGAACAACTAACAACAAAATATGAAACACGAGGAATATGAACTACAAAAATCGGTAGCCCGTTATTTATCTTACCAATATCCTGATGTTGATTTTTTATCAGATACGATAGCATCTGTAAAATTAACGGAAAGACAGGCAGGAAGAAATAAACTCGTTCAAAAAAACGGGTTTAAATGCCCTGACGTTTTAATTCTTGAGCCACGACAAGGCTACTGTGGTTTATTTATTGAACTTAAAATAGAAACTCCTTTTAAGAAAGACGGTACAATTAAGGCTTCTCAAAAAGACCACTTAAAACTACAACACGAATGTTTGCTTAAACTTACTTCAAAAGGCTATAAGGCAGAATTTTCTTGGGGTTTTGATATGACTAAACAAATCATTGACGAATACTTAAAGGAATAGTTATGAAAGAGGAAACTAACAACGTGTCTTTAGTGTTTAAGGAATTAGACAAGACAATCCAAATCATAGGGGCTGATAAGTTAATTGAGATTTTAAAATACTCAAGAAAAAACCCACCTACTTTAAATCAGGAACAAATAGAACAAGCATTAAAATTAGTTCAACTTGTTTGTGATGAATTCAATATTTCTTTGGACGATATTTTTGATATGAAGCGAAAAAACAATCGAAGAATATCAATAGGCGTTTGCGCCTTTGTAATACAAAAAGAACTCAAACTCGATAATTCAAACATATCTTATATTTTGAAAAAACCCGACACTTTAGTATCTTTGTACAAACAAGAAATATTGAGATTAAATTCAAACCACCCGTCAGACAGACAGGTATTACAGAAAATTGACAACATTAATGCTAACATAAATAAATTATTTAAAAATGATTAACCAAGAAAACTACGAAGACATTCAAGATGTAGAAATTATTAATGATGATTTCTCGCCTTTAGACGCACCTGTAAAACAAAGGTCGTACACACAACACAAAATGGGCGATGCTCAAGAAATGGGAGAATTGGAAGAACCTACTTTTGAACGTCCAAGTTTCGCAGACCTTGACGGTACTGCCGAAGAAGAAGCAAATGAGCCTGAAAGACCATTCAACGAAAGTTATTCTCAATTAGACGGTAAAGAGAAAACTATGGGTGCGGAGATGATGGCTGAAATGACTTTAGACATCTACGAAAAAGGTTGTTTCTATTTAGGTAAAATT